AAGGTTTGTAGATGTTAGAATATCTTCTTCTTTTGCTGTCATATATTTTACATCGATTGTTCCTGAGCGAAGTGGACTATCTTCGGGATATAATAATCCCTTTGATGGTAAAGATAGAACTTCAGTAGGAAAATCGAATTGATTTTCTGCTGCTGCCATTTATGTATCTCCTAAGATTGTATAAGATTGTATAACCATATGTTAATAACTATGTACTAAGTGTACAAAAACTTCAATTTATTTTTTTAAAACTTTTTCTGCTCCTGCAATACCGAAACTACCCAATGTGGTAAATAAGAAAGAATTGTAAACAACATCGTTGATTACTAAATCTTTACCCATAAGTCCAGTTACAACATCTGCACCTGCAAATATTACCATGATAGCAAATGCACCAAATCCTATAATAGATTTTTCGTTGTATTCGTTATCGTCTTTAAATATGTCTGAAAATGCCATTCTATTCTCCTATTAGAATTGTAAGATTGCGTAATCGTAACGAAGTGTTAGATTAATATCTGCAACATCAGTACCATTTGCGAAATCTAAATCATTGAAGTTAGCTGTTTGGATGAATGCACCCTTTAACTGCCACTCTTCTACTTTATCACCAACTGGTCCCAGTACATTAAATGTTATGTCTTTTTTATAGAAGTCTGAATATCCATCACGACCTGTTACTGATTCGTGATGAAGTCTAACCCACTCCATAACTGCTTGAGCACCACTTGGAACGATTGGATCATATAATGATATTTCTAAAGGTTCCCATGTACCCTTTCCTTTGACATATCGTTTAACATTGATATGGTTAATTTCAACCTCTTCAAATGTGATTTGAGGTCTATTGGCCGTTTTCACTAAATATGCAGGGATACCATCGATGTACATAATAAAACGATTTTTCGTTTTCGGTTCAAACGGGGTAAAAAATATTTCACTTGGGTCTATTAATTCAGCCACTTTCTTTCTCCTAAAAAGTCTTTAATTTTCAATACACTAATAAATATCACAAAAGTAAAAAAAGTGTATATTGGTATATGATATACTCTTAGAAGTTTTATTGAAGTTTTTTAAAATAAAGCTTGACATTAATATAGGGTATTCGTATATTAAACTATGGTTAATGACGAAGAATAAGGAATAGTTTAAATGGCAATGTATAAAGCAAAAATTTATGTAGAGATAGAAGTACCAGATAATGTAACTTTAAATGATGTTGGAAACAATACGGAAAAAAAAGATGCAGAGTTTGTAGCAGAACAAGTTGTAAGACAAATAGGTGATGAGATTCATCCATTGTGGAATCTATCTGAACGAAATTATTGGATAGGAAATGCTGAATTAGGTGGTATTGCTCCAAAAGGTAATTGGAAAGAATTGATTAAATTAGGATAAAATTAAAAAAAATAAAAAAAAAGCTTGACTCGTATAGTATTTTAGTGTTATATTAGAGTATCAAATAAAGGAAATAAATTATGATTAAAATAAAACAACAAATTAAAGGACTAAATTCACTATCAGAATTAAATGAATTATCTTCATTTATTAGTGAATGTAAGACTATGTTAGGTAAAACTTCATTGGTTGTTGGTTCTAAAGTTTATGTAGTTCAGAAGACTAAAAAAACACCTGGTGTAATCACTAAGATGAACATCAAGAAAGCTTTAGTTGAAATGAATGGTAGGATTTATAGTGTACCATTCTCTATGTTAGAACTAATGTAAATAGATTCGTGGGTTACCGATATACTACGATAATTTGGAATCGGTTTAGTGGGTTGTGAGTGACTACTTATTTGGAACTCTCAAAATTTATCCATTGATCCTCCTAAACAAAAAAACCCCAATCGAAAGACTGGGGTTTTTTCTTATAAGATAATCTACTTTATAAATTAAACTTATTCAGGAAATGCTGCTCCTGTAGGTTGAACTACGAAATCCAACACAATGAACTCTGCAGTTCTTGTAGGTTGAATAAAGATTTGTCCAACTAATTGGTTTCTATCAACAACATCTGGTGTGTTGTTACTATCATCCATTACTACTCGGAAAGCACTTAAACCACTATTTGCTTGAACTTGTTCTAAGAACGGATTAACAATTCCCAAGAAACGATTTCTTGTTGCTGCTGTGTTCTGTTCGAATACCAAGTATCTTGAAGAACTTGCAATGAATTTACGAAGTCTAATTAATAGTCTTCTTACATTGATTCTATCAAGTGCTGATGGTTTTGCCTGTAATGTTTTTTGTCCAAACACCACAACACCTTGTGCTGGGAATGATGCAATTGGATTAACTCTACCCTCATAAAGGTCATCCCTTTCGGCATGAGTCAATCTTGTTTTTGCTTCCAACACTTGTGATAATCCACCACGATTTAATCCAGCAGGTGCGAACCATTCATGAGCTACTGCATCTGTATTTGCAATTACTCCTGGTATCACTACTGATGGTGGAACCCACATAGGTTTATTCTTAACTTCATCAAGGACTTTCACCCAAGGGAAGTAAGTTGCTGCATAGTTTGAATCAAGTGTCTTGATGTCTGCAACAGCATTATCTATTGAACGGCCCCATCTTGAACCATCCATAACATAGAATGCATCTGCACGAGACTCAACCATATCAATTACTTTGTTAGTAACTGAACTATGATATTCGTGTATAATACCAGGTGTTGCCACCATGTTTATATCGAATTCATCTGGGTTACTTACAGCATTTATCGCTCTGGAGTATGCAACTGATCCACTTGATAAGGATGTTGAACAATCAAATCCCATCGTGTTAGTAGATGTTATGTCATTACCAGTATTCTTTGCGATTGCTGGGTTATATCCATCAAAACCACCTTGAAATGGAACAACGAACTTTCTCTGTTTAACATGAGACAATCCAAGTGTGATTTTCTCACTTGCATCTGAGAATGTAGTACCTAATGTTGATGCATCTGCATGTCCATCAAGGTCTTCTAAACTCATAGTTATGTTGTTTCCAACTACTGCTGATGCAGGTAGTGGTGCAAGATATTGTTTGTTATCTTCGTTTGCAAAATTGAATCCTTGAAATACATTTGAATCAAATTCACCACGACTATTCAACTGATTACTTTTAATGTGAGCAGTTGGTACTGATGTTGAACCTGAAGTAGTTGTAGGTAATGCACTTGCGACTGGATTACTTACTTTACCAAATCCCATAGGAACTAATTCTACTGATATTCCCTCAAGATTTGAGTAATCTGATAAGTATATGTATTTTGATTTATTTGGATAATCACCATTATATGTTAATTTTCCTAATGAATCGATTGTTACATACCTATCACCAATTGCTCTTACTACATAGTTTACACTATCTTCATCAAATGAAAGATTTTGGAAACTTTCTAATATTGTACCATCATCATTTTCACCTGGATTATTCACAATTACCGATAAGGTAAATGAACCATAATCACTACCAGCAACATCTACTGCAGCCTTCACATCAGAAATACCGATTTTGTATTTATGATTGATGTTTGTTCCATGTGAACGAGTATTTACTTTAAATAAATTTGTTCTTGCAGAATTTACTAATTGTGATTGTATTGATGGTGTTGTTGCAACTTTGTAGTCATGTGTAAAATCATCACTACCACTAGCAATCGTTAATGGTGCTGTTGTAAGACCATGTCCTGATTGGAAGTGTTTAAAGTTTGAAGAAACATATACACTTTGTTGTGCAGATTGTGGGTCTTCACTAAATACATTTGTAATGTAATTAGCAGAACCTGTGTCTGTACTAAAAGCGAATGATGTTCCTTTTAATGTCAATGTTGCACTTGCTGCTGTACCAGCTACCGCAAGAGATGCACTACCAGGTCCAGAAATACTATATGTATCTGGGTCTGATGCTCCTCTTGATGGTTTTAATACAAATGCTGTTCCATGAACTAATGAACCACTTTGTGGTCCAGAAGAACATGATCCTGATAAATTGACACTTATGAAATCGTTTGTGTATCCACCTATACCTAAAATACGAACAACCGTAACGGTTCCCGCACTTTTTAAATATTCTTTAATTGTATATGGTGTATAGTAATTGGTGTTTAGTTTACCAAAAAGACTTTCAAACTCACTAAAATTATTTACGATGGTTGGTACAAATGCTGGGCCACTTGAAGTGGGTCCAATTATTGCGGCACCTATATCGGAAATACCTTGTGGTAAGAAAGATAAGTCTTTTTCCCTGGTAAATACACCTGGACTAACTATTCTTTCAGCCATTATTTTCTCCCTAAATTATAATTTAGAATTAAATTATATATGTTATAAATATAATTTAAATTTACGAAAATAGTTCAATTGGACGAATTATTTTGTTGGTGTGAAAACACCAGTTTGTGGATCAAGGTTACCTGCTCCATACTTTTCATTTAAATCATTAACAAGTTTAGATTCAGTTGTCTGTACACCTTTATATTGAGTTTCAAGTTTTAGTTTCTCGTTATCGAGAGATTCTAATTGTTGATTCAATATCATTCGTTGTACTTCTAATTGACCTAAAGCTAATTGAGTAGATGCATAACTATCTCTCAATTCTCCTAATGATTTTAATTCGTCTTCTGTGAACTTAATTTCTTTTTCACTCATGTTATAACTCCTTAATTTGTTTTCTTTAAGTTATATATAAATATAAAACAAAATTTCAAAACACTACTTTTTATGCTTTAATCTTTTTATTTCTCTTTCTAATTTTTTGGTTTTTTTAGATAAATCTTTAATTGATTCTATTAATAGTGGTACAATCTTCTCATACTTAACACCTAAATAACCATCACTCTTTTCACCAACTACTTCAGGTAAAACTTTTTGAACTTCTTGTGCAATAACTCCAATATCATGTCCCTCATAAACATCTTGTTTATCATTCCAATCAAACTCGTAACCACCTATTTTATTTACTTTCGATAATGGTGAAGATATTGGTTGTATATTATCTTTATATCTTTTATCGGATGAATTAAACGCTATAACATCTCCACTTGCTCTGATTGTAGAACCACTTATATTACCAGTAAACAAAGCGTGTCCTGCATCTGACATATCCAATGTAAGTGCGGTTATGGTTGATGAATTATCTTCACCTTTGAATACTATATCTTTATCGTTTGTTGCGGATTTTATAATGAAATCTGAAGATGCTCTTTTGAAACTACCAAATTCAGTACCACCATCTTTTAATAAGATGTCTGTTCCATCTGCGTCGAGAACAATATCTCCACCAGCGTCAATAGTAAAATCTCCTATTGTAGATATACTTGGTATTGCGGCATCACTACCACTTGTAATTAGTTTTTTCCAACTTGGCATTTAATTCATCTCCTTATGGTTGGTTACTCGTTGAGCCCACTTCCTTGATTGCCACATCAAGGCCAATAAAGTTATTCTTCTATTGTGTTATAAACTTTTTGTAATTTTTCTACGAGTGAAACCGCTTCAGATAATCTCTTTCCTGGTATCATTCCCTCTTGTATCAAATACAATATAAATTCAATTTCATTTTTTGTAAAGTCAATACCTGTTGATACTGACTTTACATTTTTATTTTTTACTAATCCCATATAAACCTTTATTCGTTATTATGACCAGATATAGATATCTCCTGTATCTGTTTCTACATGCATCATACCTATTCTGTTACCTGCGGCTGCTCCAAAGTCTTGTGGATTACTACCATGTGCAGGTGGTGCAGTTGAACCACTAACCGAGACAAGATATTGTCTTGGTGTTGCAGTTGTTGCACTTTGTGCAGTGTCATCAGCTTTTGTTAATGCCCATCTTGAAGATGAATCATCATAGAAGAATGCACTACCACTATATCCACTATGAGTTTGAACTACGATACCACCATCACCACTTGCAGAACCACTATTTAATAATATGAATTTATCCTCTATTACTAAGTTTGTTACATTCTGTGCAGATTGTGTACCTGATGTAGTAAGATTTCCTGTTACAAAAACATCACCACTAAATGTAGCACTATCACTCGATTGATTACCGATTGTAAAATCACCACCTAAATCTGTATTAAAGGCAGTTGCTAAATTACTTCCACCTGCAGTGTAGAATGTATGGATTTGGTCTGCAGTTGCAAGTCCAGTCCCACCATCAGATATTGCTGCGGTTTTTGCAGATAGAGTTCTTGCTCCACTACCATCAAAGGTTGTACCACTATTCAAATTAAGTGTTACATTATCTATGGTTAAAGCGTTCGGTACTTTCAATACTGAAAGAGTATCACTTGATAGTTCAATTGTTGA